AACTGGTGCGACAGGTAGAACTGGTGCCACGGGTGGTACAGGAACAACTGGTAATACTGGTCCAACTGGTAATACTGGTACAACTGGTGCGACTGGTAATACGGGTATAACTGGTGGAACTGGCGCGACTGGTGGTACAGGAACAACTGGTAATACTGGACCGACTGGTAATACTGGTACAACTGGTGCGACTGGTAATACGGGTATAACTGGCGCCACGGGTGGTACAGGGACTACTGGTAATACTGGTCCAACTGGTCCGACTGGTACAACTGGTGCGACGGGTAATACAGGTATAACTGGTGGAACTGGTGCCACGGGTGGTACAGGCACTACTGGTAATACTGGTCCAACTGGTAATACTGGTCCAACTGGCGCGACGGGTAATACTGGTATTACTGGCGCGACGGGTTCTACTGGTGCGCCTGGTAATTATGGTATTGGATCTTTTGATGGTACTACATTTACAACTACCGGTGGGTATGTCGGAAGCGATACCTTATTACATTTCACTCCAGCAAATGCTTCAAATCCAGGGTTAGTTTCAACAACTGGACAAACGTTTGGTGGTAATAAAATATTTGCGAATGATGTATATATTTATGGTGGGTCTACTTTTGGAGGTACCGCATATTTCAGGGATAGCGTGACAATTGGTGATTCGAGCACGGATATCTTAACAATAAACGCAAATATTATAGGTAATACAGCCACGTTTTCACGTACAGTCACCGCTGGTAATTTCAATGTTACCTCCGATTACCGAGTAAAAGAAAACGTACAAAATTTAAATACCGATATTTTCAATGTGAATAATTTAAGACCTGTCAATTACCACAATACGATATTTAATAAGCCAGACATTGGGTTTATTGCGCACGAAGTTCAAGAACAATACCCCTTTTTAGTAACGGGTGAAAAGGATGGCAAAGAAAAACAATCCATGAACTATACTGGTTTAATTGGTATTGCCGTTAAAGAAATACAAGACCTAAAACAAATATCCACAGAAACAAAAGAAACAATACGAAATATTGTTTCAATTCAAGAAAAGCAAATACCAGTTGAAAAACAAACGGATCAATCCGTAAATATAATGTATTACGATGATTACGATAGTGAAAAATATAAATACACTACCAAAACTTTCGTAATAGACCATCCAATGGATCAAGACAAATACCTAGTCCACGGTTGTTTAGAAGGTCCAGAAGCAGGTGTATATTACCGCGGAGAAGGAATCATCACCAATAATGAGTTTGTAACAATAGAATTACCAGATTATGTAAATAGTATAGCCAAATCTTTGACCATACAAATAACACCCATTTATGATGGCACACAAATAAAAACGTATAATACCGGAAAAGTAGTTGATAATAAATTTACAGTATATGGTGTAAATGGCGAATTTTATTGGATGGTACATGGAAAACGATTAGAATTCGAGGTTGAACCATTAAAGGAAAATACTCATGTAAAAGGTGATGGTCCTTACAAATGGATTTAATTTTGACGACGCATCTAAAAGTATTCGTAAACGTAAAAAATAAATATTAAAAGTTATATTTGTTATGAAACCAAATAACAAATATAAAAATATAAACCAAATTTCACCTTTGAAAATCAACATCAACGAGAGAAAGCTACGCGTCATAAGTAGAGTTTGTATTATTCTGTTCTTTTTCACTGCTGGTGCTCATCGGTTTCAAAAACTTTTCTTGATTCATTAAATCATCTAAATAATTATTTTGAACCAAAAATGGATTTTGATTGATTTGCCCAAACATTTCCCTTTCTGACATTTTGTTATAATTATCTTCCCTTTTATTCAAAGGTTTATCGATAAAAACTGAACCATCAATGGACCATATATCATTTTCAGAAAGCAATGATTGTTCATAGGCGCTTCTTTCGTGATTTGCCAAGGTTTTTTGTTCTTGCTGTTCCTGATACGAATATGTATCTTCCTCATAATATTCATTCTTTTTCATTAATTTTTGAGAAGACCGCGGGGTTTTTTCCATTTTCTCTCCACATGTCCATTTCCATTCAATAAAATTCATCTTAAATTCAATAATATATACATATAATATAACATCCTAGTTTTATCGCAATTCTATATCTCCGGAATTCACACCCTCGTAGTCCTCGCCGACCGAGTGATCTACTCGCACAATGTTCATCTGCTTAGTGAACAAAAACGCGTTACTATTTTTTTTCCGACGTTTTAAATTACAGTCTAAACAAGAAATCACTACGTTATCATAAAAATGTCCTATATCATTGTCAATGCGGTCCAACGTCCATTGTTTCATTTCTCTCACTATCTTGTATAATAAATACACTTCTTCTTTACAATAAAGACATTTCAACCCGCTTTCTTGTAATTTACATATCACCTGTTCCATGTTTATGAGTTTTCTTTCATCATACACTTTTTTAAAAACATCTTGTTGTTTATAATTATTCAGTTTACTAGATATTTGTTTCTTTACCAAGATAACACTTGAGTCCTCATTTTTTTTTGTTGAAAACATATTTAATAATGACAATTGATTTTCCCAAGAAAACATTTCGAGAGAAACACGGTCCATGGTTTTCCGTTCTTTTACATCTTCTGGGTTTTTAATAACTTTTTTCATTTGGTATCTTGTTAATGTACCGCTGATTACGACTTTTTTTTCATTTGTTATTTCACTCATATAATGCGCCATTATTATTATTTGTTCCAAAATAACCTAAAAATAACATATTATAAAAAGGAGTTAAAATGTAATCTACATATTATATTATAATTACAAATGTCTACTACAACTACAGAGAAAAAAGACGAATGCGTTGAATTAAAAAACATTAAATACAAAACCATGTTAATGAGTGGTAATGTCATTCAAGAAACAAAAACCACCAATAATATGAATAATCTAGAAAATTTCTTGGAAAACGAAAAGATCACAAATAAAGCCGAGCCTTGGGCAAAACTAGACAAAACCGTTAAAATACAAAAGTTATTGGTGTATGCTGAATCGTACGCAAAAAAAAAGGAATATAATGAAGATGAGAAAAACAATTTAATCAAGTTTTTAAAAGATTCGTTAGATCGTAAAAAACTACAGCGCGTAAAAGATGTCATATATGACAAAATGACATGTGAAGTAAAGGAAATTCCTGGTTTAGTTTATAATAAATCTAACAATCATTTTACTTTGAAAAATTTGGATAGCAAAAGGGTGTCTACCTTAAAAAGTCTACCACCAAAAAAAGTTAAAGGAACATTAAAAAATATTGTAGAAAATGAAGATCCAGACGATGAATAAAAAATATTGTAGAAAATGAAGATCCAGACGATGAATAAAAAATTGATTTATAATTGTATTTATATTTGAAATAAATATAAACACAAAATTGTATATTATAATAATTAAAAACAAATTTAACATATTTCATGAATACAAATTATTTGGACGATTTGAGTGATTTGGAAGACGTATTTGGTGACGTGGATGAAGACTGGGATAATGAATTGTCAAATAAAACTGATGATGACGACGATGATGATTTATTAAGCTGTATGTCTTTCACGTCTAGTGATGAAATGGAAATCGTGGAATCCACGTTGGAGGACATGTATGAATATATCGAGGACAATCCAAACGCAATTTGCGACACTGATTTTCACGATGTCATTACCGAATATATTCAAGATTTACTGAATGTTTATTTTGAAAATCTGTATTTTGACAGGATCGAAGATTATTTTAAAGATGAAATCAAAATCATTATTGACAAATCATTTGAACTCTTTTATAACATGTATCCAAGACGGTCATATCCAAATACGCGGGTATTACACAAACCAGATACAAATGAGATTCAAGAAAAAATCAAAAAAATAAAAAACAAAAACCAGCCATCCCAAAGGACTTCCGAATGGTATACCTATCGTCATAATTTGATCACAGCAAGTAACGCATATAAGGTATTTGAAAATGAATCAAGCAGAAACCAATTGATCTATGAAAAATGTGTACCCCCTTATATACCAAATTCCAATCCAGAAAATAGCGAGGTGTCGTATACCCAAGTAAATGTCAATTCGGCATTACATTGGGGGCAAAAATATGAGCCTATTTCGGTGATGGTTTATGAGCATTTGTATAAAACTACGGTGGGTGATTTTGGTTGTATTCAACACGATACCTATGGTTTCATTGGTGCGTCACCGGACGGTATCAATATTGATCCAAATAGTCCAATTTATGGGCGAATGTTGGAAATAAAAAATCCGGTAAGCCGGGAAATTGATGGTGTTCCTAAAAAGGAATATTGGGTCCAAATGCAACAACAAATGGAGGTCTGTGATTTGGACGAATGTGATTTTTTGGAGACAAAATTTACTGAATATGTGAATGAGGACGAATTCAATAAAGACGGTGAATTTGCGGAGACCTCCACGGACGGAAATATGAAAGGAATTATTATGTATTTTTCAAACAAGAATGGTATTCCTGTGTATAAGTACAAACCATTACATATTGACAATCATGAGGATTTTGAGATCTGGGAAGAACAACAAATGGAAGAAAACGAGGACACCATGACTTGGATCAAAAATATTTATTGGAAATTGGAACAAATTAGTTGTGTGTTGGTTCAACGAAATCAAAAATGGTTTCACGATAATGTAGGCGCCATGAAAGAATTATGGGAAATCGTGGAGAAAGAACGCCAAACCGGGTTTTCCCACAGGGAGCCCAAAAAGCGTGCCAAGAAAGCCGAGGCTCATGAACCCGTCGGAAGCGGCTGTTTGATTAGTATTAAAAAAAATAATGAAGCGGTATCGTGCTCTCCACCCGTGGCGTCGTCACCCATCATCAAAATACGCACAGAATCTATTGATGAAACTCAAGAAATGATGATGAAAACACAAGAAGAAGATTTTGTCTAAATAAATTACACCAGATTTATTTTTTAGTTTGCCTATATTTTTTACTTTTCATCATTTTAGACATCATTTTAGTTTTTGTCTTGATTTGTTGTTTTCTGCTTCTTTTATGCTGTGTTTTTTTGTGTTTTTTCTTTCCTCCGTTCTTAATATATTCAAGTGATATATTTTCAAGTTTTTTTGTATCATTACCATTTTCATCAACTTCATCAACATTTTTTACAACAATATATATTCTAAATGCCTCTTGATTATTTGCAATATATATAATTATATCACCAATTTTTACATCATTTTTTTCATCATCAACATAAACATTTGGATCTTCCCGAAGTGCTTCAAATAAATAATGTTCTTTTGGAATATTTTTACTCATATTATAATATATACTACTATATTACAATATTTTTATGCGAACACGGGTAATTCGGGTCCAGCTTGAGGTCCTAAAAACAAGTTTTGGTCAGTATTATAATAATTGACTCTCACCCCATACATGGTTTCCGGAACAGGTGCTAAAGGTTGGATTACGTTGGATAATACTTCTTTGTCTTTGTATAAAGCATCACACATATCGGCACGAACACATTCCCCGTCATCCGGATTCTTCCAATATCTTAAATTGTTTGTAATTTGGGCATAAGAACCTACTCTAAATACTGGATATTTCATCCAGATATCGTTATAGTCTTTATTACTCACGGTCTTTGAACCAGTATATGGATAACTTCCTTCTAAAAGCGGATATTCAGTACTGTATGGATATTCCCCTGGATTTGCTAAATTTTGTAATCCTTCTTTTAAAAACTTATTATTACCGGAAAACATACCTGCATTATTCAGTGATATACATATTATGATAAATATTAATATACCGAAAAAAATCTTCATTTTTGTCATTCTTATATACTATATATATTATAATACAAATATATTTATTTCAATGGTGTTTGAATTTTTGTTGCGCGGGGTCTCTTTAAGTTAAAAAGTGCGCTAAATATATTTCCACCGAAAGGGCTTAAAGCCGCCATTTAAAGATGTAAAAGAACAAATGGTTTAAAAATAAAATGATCCATATATGTATAGAATGAATACAGGAGATGAAACAAGTATAGATATGCGTGTTACCAAACGTGATGGTGATTTAGAGGATATTGCCTTTGATAAAATATTAAATCGGGTGAAAAAATTGGGCTTGGAAGCAAATATTCAAATTAATTATTCGTCATTGGTGATGAAAGTCATTGACCAGTTGTATGATAAGATTCCCACTACTAAAATTGATGAATTGACCGCAGAACAGTGCGCCGTGATGTCTACACAACATCCTGATTATGCTGTGTTGGCTGGACGCGTCGTTGTCTCCAACCATCAGAAAAATACGGATGCGTCGTTTTACAAAGTGATGGAAAAGTTGTATTGGTATAACGATGTTCATGGAAAACAGTCGCCTTTGTTGTCGCACGAAACATGGATGGTTATTAGTGCCAATCAGGATGAACTAGAAGGAATGATTGATTACAACCGGGATTATTTGATTGATTATTTTGGTTTTAAGACTTTAGAACGTGCCTACTTGTTCAAAGTAAATGATGTCGTGGTTGAAAGACCTCAGCATATGTGGTTGCGTGTTGCGGTGGGAATTCATGGAAACAACATGGATGCCGTGCGCGAGACCTATGATTTAATGTCTCAAAAATATTTTACTCATGCTACACCAACTCTGTTTAATGCTGGGACACCTAGACCGCAATTAAGTTCTTGCTATTTGATTGCCATGGAGGACGATAGTGTAGATGGAATATACGATACGCTCAAAGACTGTGCTAAAATATCCAAGTGGGCGGGTGGTATTGGTCTTCATATTCATAATATTCGCGCGAAAGGAACCCGTATTCGCGGAACTAATGGAAAGTCAAATGGAATTGTGCCCATGTTACGTGTCTTTAATAACACCGCAAAATTTATTGACCAGGGCGGTGGTCGCAGAAACGGCTCCTTCGCAATCTATTTAGAAACCTGGCATGCAGACATTGAAGACTTTTTAGACATGAGGAAAAACCACGGTGACGAAGAATTGCGCGCTCGTGATTTGTTTTATGCCTTATGGGTGTCTGATTTATTCATGGAGCGCGTAAAGGAAAACGGAAAATGGTCACTTTTTTGTCCTCACGAATGCCCTGGTCTTTCCGATGTATACGGCGACGAATTCAAGGAATTATATATGAAATACGAGTCGCAACCCACAAATACCCGGGTCGTCAATGCGCGTGATTTATGGTTTAAGATCTTGGACGCACAGATGGAGACTGGCACACCATACTTATTGTATAAAGATGCTGCGAATATGAAATCAAACCAGAAAAATATTGGCACCATTAAGAGTAGCAATTTATGCTGTGAAATAATGGAGTTTTCGGACGATAAGGAAACCGCCGTTTGTAACTTGGCAAGTATCGCCTTACCTGCTTTTGTAAATCAAGAGACCAAAGAGTTCAATTATGAGGAGCTTCATCGTGTCACCAAGGTAGTCACTGGTAATTTGAATCGCATCATTGACATTAATTTTTATCCAACCGAAAAGACCAAAAGAAGTAATATGCTTCATAGACCAATCGGCATAGGAGTTCAAGGATTGGCGGATGTTTTTATCATGATGGATATACCATTTCACAGCGAGGAAGCCAAAGAAGTGAATAAAATGATTTTTGAGACCATTTATCACGCGGCTCTTGAAAAGAGTAACAATATCGCTATCTCGCGCAAAGAATTGGTGAAACATATACGATCAAAATTATCGCCTGAAGATATAGAAAAGATAAGACAAACTTTAAAACTGGAACAAAGCATTATTGATTATCCGGACTTGTCGTCTTTATTAGGACAGTTGTTTTATAACAATGCCTCAAATCAAAACGTGGTAGTTGCGGAAATCCTCAATATCAAAGAGCGTGAATTATGCGGTTCCTATAGTTCATTTGAGGGATCGCCTGCGTCAAAGGGGCAATTACAGTTTGATTTGTGGGGCGTAGATCCGGCAACCACCCGTTATAACTGGAATGAATTACGAGAATCTATTCAAAAATACGGATTGCGAAATTCATTATTGGTTGCCCCAATGCCAACCGCGTCAACCTCGCAAATCCTGGGTTACAATGAATGTTTTGAGCCATTGACAAGTAATTTGTATACAAGACGCACCTTAGCCGGAGAATTTGTGGTGGCAAATAAATATTTGATGAAAGATTTAATTTCGTTGGGGTTATGGAATGAAAAGATTAAGAATAATATTATTGCCAACAAGGGAAGTATTCAACAATTGACTGTCTTGCCTGAACATATACGCGAAAAATACAAGATTGTGTGGGAAATGCCAATGAAACACTTGATAGACATGGCGGCGGATCGTGGTGCCTTTATATGCCAGAGCCAGAGTTTGAATTTATGGTTGGAGGACCCAAATTACAATACCTTGACATCGATGCATTTTTATTCTTGGAAGAAGGGATTAAAAACCGGGATTTATTATTTGAGACGCAAGGCAAAACACCAGGCGCAGCAATTTACGCTTGAACCAGATAAAAAGGAACACGGAACAGAAAATGATGAAATATGTGAAATGTGCTCGGCTTAAAATACAAACAAACGTCAAATACAAACGTTAAATACAAACGTGAAAAAAATAAATATATTTATGTCAAACATATTTATTTTTATATTTTTGTTTTATATTTTTGTTTTATATTTTTGTTTTATATTTTTGTTTTATATTTTTGTTTTATATTTTTGTTTTATATTTTTGTGTTAGTCTAATGAGAATCATAACCGCCATCATAGTTTGAACCATAAGTAATATTGGACGAGTTGCCACAAACACCATAATATTCTTCGTCAAATTGGTATTTATCACGAGGGTCGACATATTGATTGATTTCTTCATAATTTAGGACAATTGGTTTATCTTGTTCAACCAGTTCTGTTGGGTCTATTTCCAATTCATTTATATCAACATTTAAATCACTATCAGAATCATTGAATTCTTCATCTACATTCATTAACGCATCATAACGCTCATTAATCATATCAATAATTTCAGAATCAATTATTTCGTCTTTTTTCAAGATATGTAATACATGAAACAAAGATAAATTGTTTTTATCAACGGACTCAGTTACACGAGCGCCTTTATATTCATTCTTGGCACAATTTAAACAGTAGTCAATAAATATTCCCTTGTATGTTCCATAATATAAACAATTAAGGCATTCGTGGGGTCCTGTTTGAGGCAAGTGACTAAGCGCCCATTCCTTTGGGAATGATGAAGCATAGTAAATACCATAATAAGAATAACAAATTTGATGATTGCCAATTGAATAATGTGTAATGTTTCTTTCATCTGTTTTATAAGAAATACACCCGTTATAAAATTGTAGCCCATGGGTGTCGTTGGTTGTTTCCATTATTAACTTCGGCGGGTGTCTTTAACTTGTTTTTTGGGTTTTAATTTACTTTCAAAAATCAAATAAAAAAATAAATCAATTTTTTTATTTGGATCAAACCATGTGAAAACGAGGTTATGTTTCGCGTAATATTTGTCTAATGGTGCGATTAATTTCTCGTAAATCTTTTTCAAAAATCAATTTATAAAAACACCGCAATGTGATAATGACATCAATTAAAGAATTATGTAGATTTTTTGGTTCATAAGAAAACAAATGTTTATGAAGCTCACTCAATTTAGGATATTTGTATCCTTCACTTTTTTTATTTGGATTTTCAAGTTTACAAAGGTCTACCGTGTTTTTCATGGTACAAAAACATTTTGAACCAAATTGCTTTCTTTTTTCAAAATAACCAATAATTTGTTCATATGCGTCATTATTATTACTTTCTTCTTTTAAACGATATAATTCAATAATCAACATTTTCACGTCAAATTCCAAGTTGTGACCTATAACATAATCCGCTTCTTTTACTTTTTGATAAAAAGCGCTTAAAATATTGTATAATACAACACCTTGTGTCTTACATTTTTCTTGAGTAATTCCATGAATCTGAATACATTCTGGCGATATTACAAGGTGTTCTGGGATTTTTATAATATCATCGCAAATGAATACATTATTTTTTTCAGTATCGTACATCACATAACTGAACTGAACAATATGAGGATGTTTTTCAGTTTCTGATAGATGGGCAAATTTATCTATTTTACCCGTAGTTTCGGTGTCGAAAACTAAAATTTTCATTTTTGTTGTGTGTTTGCTATAATATATTAATGAGTAATGTAAATTTTATATCCTATTTTTTAAATCAATTTTAATTTACTATTTTATACGTTTTATACGTTTTATACGTTTTAAATTAAGAAAGAATATAAAGAATAACTATATAATACATCATGTATATTATTAAATATGGCGACAAAGGAAATAATATTGATGTAACGTCAATCGTTTATAATAAATTCATAAAACAAAATATTATATACATACCAGATGGTGATGCGATTCGGGCACATTATTTCACAGATCCTGTACCATATGTTGTGAAAACCGTATTTATTACTGATCCGGAAAAGAATACCATAAAATATGACCATACCACAAAAGTATATATTGATTTAAATACTGATAAAGTTTTTACAAATAAAGATCTTGTTCCTGAATATATTAAAGATATTCACATTGATTATAAAGAAAAATTACACGGTATACATGAAAAAATAAAAATACATTTTGGAGATTTTAGTCAAGAATATTCAGAACAAATGATGGCTATCAAAAATTTGACCGGCAATGAAAAAGTATTGGAAATTGGCGGAAATATTGGAAGAAATAGTTTGATTATTGCTCATATTTTGAACCAAAAGAATAATAATCATTTGGTTACACTTGAAAGCGGTAAAACAATTTATCAACAATTATTACATAATAAAACAATAAATCCACATCTTGATTTTTTTATAGAAAATTCAGCATTGTCCAGTAAACCATTAAAACAGAATAAATGGGATACCAGTTTTTATGATGGTGGTATTTTAGAAAATGATTATGAATTAGTTAATACTATTACATTTCAAGAATTACAAGAAAAATACCAAATAGAGTTTGATACATTGGTGTTGGATTGTGAGGGTGCGTTTTATTATATTTTATTGGATATGCCAGAAATTTTGGATAATATCAAATTAATCATTATTGAAAATGATTTCAAAGAAGAAGAACAAAAAAAATATTTTGATAATGCTTTGCTAAAACATGATTTTTATAATAGTTATTCAGAGGATTTAATCATTGGTCCTGGCAATATTCGTAAAGATTTTTTTCAAGTTTGGAAAAAAAGTGTGTAAACTTGTAGATTCTTTAGATATTTTATAAAATATCTGAAGAATTATACATATTGTTTACAAATACCAAAACTACGGCGATGCCATATGGTGATTCCATGTTGTTGAATTCCATCTAAATGTTTTTTGGCGCCATAACCCTTATTAGTATCAATGCTATAATATTCAATCAATTGTGTATTTTCCTTACATAATTCGTCAATATATGTATCACGCGCGACCTTTGCCAAGATTGAGGCCGCAGCAATTGCGGAATATTTATTATCACCGCCTTCAATACAAATATGAGATAATGATTCTAATATTTTGCGCTTTTTGTTATACATGGTATATGGATTAAAATAATTTCCGTCAATCAATAATTGTATTTTTTTGTCGGGGTCAAATAATTCTGGGTGTTTTTTGATTAATTCACCAATACATTTATGCATGGCCTGTTGAGTTGCTTGTAAAATATTGATTTCATCAATTACTTTTTCGTCTTCATAACATACAACCCATGCTAGGGAACTGTTTTTAATATATTCTGCCGTTTCTTCAATCTTCTTTTTAGAATGAAATTTTTTACTGTCTTTCATTTTTGAATGATTAAAACTGTCGTCTTTAGGTAAAATAACCGCGGATACATACACTCTTCCAAAAAGAGGTCCTCTTCCAACTTCGTCAATACCAATTTCAATAATATTGGCATCTTCTATAAAATATTTTTGGAGTGGTTGTTGCTTGACTCTTGTTCTTTTTTTTGATGTTTCTGGTGTTGGTGTTTCTGGTGTTGGTGTTTCTGGTGTTGGTGTTTCTGGTGTTGGTGTTTCTGGTGTTGGTGTTTCTGGTGTTTCCTCACTCATATTTATTACTAATATGTATATATTTTATATAATTCATTTTATATAAAATAATTTGTTTCAATTTTTTAGTAAAATCAAAATCTATATAAAATTCTAAATTGGATTCATAGACAACCAAGATTTATAATTTTTGGTTTTTTGACATTCCATAAAATACAAACATTGTAATAATGGATTACCATTTTTATTCTGTAATAATATATTTTCATTCATATCTCTTACGATTTCTATATTTGGCTCAAATTTCAAAAAATGTATTTTACCATGATTTCTCTCTAATCCAACAAAAGAGTCTGTTTCATTACGACCCAAAACCTGATTCGCTGCTCTACCAAGTAATCCTGGACCGCAAAAATCTAATTTGGATGAGGAAATTCTTTTATTTTCTACATTAGATACAATTCGTTCAATCGCGTTTAATAAGATAGGATTTCCCGGAGTGGACGCAATAAAGGTATTAAACAAATTATGTTGTCCTTCTCCCGGATTTGTATTTAAATCAATCGGGACCATAAATTCTATGTCTTCTGTCAAAAATTTATCGATTCCACTCAAACACAATGTATCAATATCCACGTATACTCCGCCATATTTGTACAAGACACAATATCTCCATAAATCCGCCTTAAACGCACCTGGAATAATTTTACAATAGGCATTATATGTTTGTTCATCAAAGTTTTTCTTTATAAAAATTTCGCAATCATCATTGTCATAGAAACAATATTCATATTCAGGATTTAATATTTTCCATAAATCGACAATTTGTTGAAACGAGGGTGAAATATTTTTTGTTGACCAGGTTTGAAAAATCTTTTTTGGTATTTTAGACATATCATTCCTTGAAATTTTCTATTTAAGTCATTATAACTTTAGCTAATTACATAATTTTATGCCGTATTTTTAATTATTTAATTTCATAATTATTTTTTTCACATTATAAATTATACATGAATAAATTATTAATTCTTTTTATTATTTTATTACTCGGGCTTGTTTTTTGTCATTTTTTAGGAGGTAAATGTTATACTGAAGGTTTCACGAATCATCTTAGTACCAGCGTAGGTCTAACTAAAAAAACTGAAAATTTTACATCAAATAACAATAACGACTTAGAAGAAGATTCATATATATATAGCAACAATAAAAAATCAAATAAATATGATAATTATAACCACTATGATGGTTCAAGCGATCCTACAAAAATGTATAGTCCAAATGATACAATTTCAAGTTTAATGAATACAGCAGAATATAAAGAAGGTATAAGTCTTGGTCAAGGTTACACCAATTACAAAGAAGCCTTTACTGGAAATGATTCTGGCGAATCTTTACAAAAAGGAATTCCAAAAAGTATGATTCCTTCAGGTCAAGAAGATTTATATATTTTAAAATCAGAAGTTGTCCCCCCTTTATGTCCGGCATGTCCAAAATGTTTGAGTAATTCTAGCTCTAGCTCTAGCTCTAGCTCTAGCTCTACCACAAATAATAGCGATTTGTCAAAAAGTTGCCAACCATGTCCTCCTTGTGGTCGTTGCCCCGAACCAGCTTTCGAATGTAAAAAAGTACCAAACTATAATTCCATAAACAATAGTTATTTACCCATGCCTGTATTGAGCGATTTTAGCAATTTTGGAATGTAATTTTATTTTTTATAAATTATTTATGTAAAATAAAAAATACTTGTAAAAAAGATGAATATTATTTATATTTTTTATAATAATAATATAATAATATATAAAGATATGGCAAATATCCCACCTACTCCTTATTACGATAAAGTCAATTTAACAGATAATAGTGACCAAGAAGATAAAAAGTATAAAAATTTATATAATTTTATTGCTACAAAAGCACGAGAAAAACAAGAATTAAAAAATTATTTGAACGAACTTGGTTTTGAAAACCAGTCCGATTTGAAATATTTTCAAGGCACGCCCACTTGGTTTCAAGATATTTATGATTTATTAGATGAGGAAGATAAAATAGAAATAAAAGAAAATTATTTATATAATATAAGAAATATTTTAGGTGAAGGACACACAAATTTTCAATTTACAGGAGGTAAAAAAAAATACAAAAAAACCTATAGAAAATACAAAAAAACCTATAGAAAAAACAAAAAAACCTATAGAAAAAACAAAAAGAGTAAAAACAAAAATACAAAAAGAGTAAAAAAATACTGATTAAAAAGATAAATAAAAGTTTGGTTACAAAATGATTATATAATATATAATTATTTTGATAAAGTATAAATTATATTTATAGATCATTTATTTTTTTACGTTTTGTTTTTTTACGTTTTGTTTTTTTACGCTTTGTTTTTTTACGCTTTGTTTTTTTACGATTCGTTTTTTTACGTTTTCCACCATCCAATTTTTTAACAATTTTAAAAACATCAATTGGATAATAATCTTCGTTCACTTTTCTAACATTGTTACAATTATAATAATCATTATAATATAAATCTGTATGAAAATAACCAATATTTTCTAATTTTTCTTGAGCAATTTTACACGCATTTTTACAATTTTCTGTAACTTCATTTCCTAACTCAGAAAAAAATAGGTACTTCTCATTATTATATATATGATTCATTAATGGTGTTTCATTTATTCGTAATAATAATCCAGTATTCGGATTATAAAGAGTATTCCACATATCTAATGAATATTGTGCGTTTTCTGGTGATATAATTTTTTTTCCGTAATATTTTTTTTCATTTATATTTATTGAAACTGTTTCTTGAAATGCTTCATCTGGATCACCTAGATTCATTAACATACGATCCGCATGATCCGCATGATCCATATATATTTATTATATTTTATTTATATTATATCAATAAATACTTTTCCGTAAAATAATCACGACATATTTATTTTTTCCAAAGTTTCCTCGTTTTCACGCACTTTTTATCCATTTGAAAAGTTGCCCCTTTTTCTTCCTGTGGCACAATCTTAATAATACATTTTGATTTCTTACCATATAACGGCTCTGTACACCCCTTGCCTTCTATTAGTTTATCATGTTCTTTCTCTTCATATTTGAATAATTTAGGTAAATCATCAGTACATCTTGATCGAAAATGCTCATATCTTTCTCTCACGTCACAATATTTTAAATTAGATTTCTTCTTTAATTTACGATTGATCAGTTCGTGTAATTCATAAATATATCTTGAAAAAGTATCGCGGTTTTTCATACATTCCATGGTCAATGGTAATTCTCTTAAATTTGTCTTGAAATTCATACGACAATATTTACAAGGAAGAACATTTTTTAAACTCAATACATAATTTCGGTATTGATGTTTTTCTTCCATTGTTGGATCAACTGGATAATTGAAGCTCATTGTGTGAAGAAAATGCCACGCGCCAGGACCCCAAACTGTTGTAAGCATACCGTCGCCACTATTGTAATCATCTTTTGAATACACTTTTTTTGTGTTATTTTTTATAGTTTTGTTTTTATTCGTCTTGTTTTTAGTATTTTTTTTAGAAATTGTATTTGTCATATTGATTTATGTTGGTATATATTATACAAATATTATAATATTTACAATAATTATGAACGATACTGTTTACATAAATAGTTATGTAAAAAATACAAAAAAATCTTGTTTTTATATCATATTATCTATATTTCTCATTTTTTTATTTATATTTGGACCTTTAAACCGTTTTATAATCACGTCTATTATTAGTAAAATTATTATAATTGGTCTTTTATTATACGCACTTTATCAAAACACTACTTCAACTATGAATTTTTCTAAATATACCAACACTATTTTTACGGATAGACCATGGAATAGTATAAAAACAAATATTATTTTTGGTTATATATTTTCACTCTTTATATTATTCTTGATTATCAAGATCATTGGAGGATCTTTTTAACAAATGATCAATTAAATCATTTGAATAATTCGCAGAATTTATACGGACACTATTTAGGACATCATTTTTGCCAAATTTAATACTTTTCATTTTATTATAATATAATTGATCGTTTTTAAACTCATATTTATTTATAATGACTATTGAACCGTTATGACTTCTAAATAACATTTATTTTATTAAATATATGAAATAATATTTAAATCATTATGACATATGTATTATTTCATATTTATTATGTAATGGTGCTAGGACATTTACAATAATATTGACCTTTTTTATTTGCTTGGCAACTAGGATATCCACCACCAGAACATGTTCCGGTGTATTTGCAATTATCATGATAACCTGGCGTGCATGACGTCCTAAATTCCTCAACAATACGAGTTTTCACAAAAAAGAAAAGAAAAAGTGCGGCTAAAACAATAAAAACCCAGAAAAACCCAGAAAAACTCCTTTTCTTCATATAAGTTAAACAAATAAAATAAATTATTTATATTTATATTTAGAAATTTGACTCATTTTTACGAAGTATGTAATTACATATTTTTTGTGTATTTTTAATGTTTTGTATTTCGTTTGAACCTAATTACATTTTTTATTCTCATTATACATATATGGCATTTTTAAGTAGTTTAACGAGTTCAGCATCTTCTTCTGGAATTTTAAATAAACTCAAAGAATTTATATCTAAATTGAAGATAAAAAATGTGTTGATGATTATTTTGGCTATTGTTTTAATAATCGTCATTTATTATATTTACACCAAGTATTTTAGTAAGGGATATGGAAGAACTATCGAAAACATGGAAAATGAATCTGGTGATAAAACCGCGGAATTAATGCTATTCCATGTAGACTGGTGCCCTCATTGTAAAACCGCAAAACCAGAATGGGACCAAGTCAAGGCAGAATATCAAAACAAGAAAATTAATGGATACAAAGTAATGTTTAATGAAATCAACTGTACAGATGAAACACCTGAAAAGGTAAAAATGATTGAAACCTATAAAATTGAAGGTTACCCAACCATTAAATTAGTCAAGGACAACCAAGTCATTGATTTTGATGCGAAACCAACCAAGGACACCCTGACTAAATTTCTGAATACTGTATTATAATACTTGAGGCGATTCTTCTGATTCTACTGTAATGATTGGTTGATTTCCATTTTTGTGTTCATTTTTGTCTTCATTTTTGTTTTCATTTTTGTCTTCATTTTTGTGTTCATTTTTGTGTTCATTTTTGTGTTCATTTTTGTGTTCATTTTTGTCTTCATTTTTGTGTTCATTTTTGTGTTCATTTTTGTGTTCATTTTTGTCTTCATTTTTACATTCTTTCTTTTGTTTCAAAGAGAGAAACTGTTGGGACGCCTGAATACCAATATTTAATAATTGCTGTCTGACTTCACTTGAAGAAACCGCTGATTTTAAAAATGAAAAACTCGCATGTTTTGTATTATAAACAACTTCATTTTCAATGCTTGGTTGTTTTTTTTCAGTATCTACATTTTCAACAAGTTTATTTATAAACGTCATCATATAATCTAATATAGTCGATTCTTGATTTACTATATTATTTACAAAATCAGTCTCAGGGTCTTTTTCATAATTGTTTCGTAATCCCAAAATTTCATCATAGCCACCTTGTTGTGTTATACAGTTATTCTTGATACAAAAATTCAATGGATAATTTGAAATGATTCCACCATCTACAAAACAGTCGTCGCCTATACAATACGGCGAAATTATGAGTGGTAATGCGCTTGTCATATGTATTGCCTTTAATATTTCCAAATCAGGATGTGTTTTATAAGATACATCCACAATTTCAAAACGGTTCATTTCTAAAGAAAATACATGAAAATCAATTTTAGTATATTCATAAAATTCGTACATGGTCATTTTCATAGATATGTCTCGCGAATTAAAAAATGGTTTAAAAAAAATATCAAATAATTTTTCATCAAAGACTCCTTTTTTGTTATATGCTTCAAAAATTTGACTTACACGAATTTGAAATACCTCGTGCCACGGGCGTTTTATAATATAATCATTAATACTATCCCAGTCAAATTTCAGGGCGACCAAGAGTCCAAGGATTGATCCAGCTGATGTACAATATATTGATTCTATGTTTTCTATATTCCAAAATTGTTGTTTTTCCAAGTGTTGCAGAGCGCCTAATGCGATGACTCCCGTGGGTCCTCCACCCGATATCACAAGATGTTTAATTGTCATTATTATTATAAATTAAATTACTTTTAATAAGTTTTTTTCCCTATATTTTGTAAATGGCAAATATATTTACTTTGGAAAATGTAAATGATTTTTCAGAAAAATTAAACATTGATGAATTGTACGAAAAAAAACGGCAATATGATTTGAATAAATTGGAATTATACAACAAAATATTAAACAGAATACATGTCAGAATTAAAACCACATCGCGACAAAAAATAGACGAGCAATTTTGCTGGTTTGTTGTACCAGAAGTGATTATAGGCGTTCCCAAATATGATCAAGGCGCGTGTATTGCATACATTATAGATAAATTAAAGGAAAATGGTTTTAATGTAAAATACATTCACCCAAATACTTTGTTTATATCCTGGCAACACTGGGTGCCTTCTTATGTGAGGTCCGAAATTAAAAAAAAAACAGGAATAGTGATTGATGAATATGGTAATAAAGTAGATGAAATGGGAGAAATCACCAATGGACATGTAAATGATATGTTTAATATCAAACCACAACCTCAAACAAAAGTAGTGAAAAGTGCTATGAAACAACAAAAGAATTTTACTCCAATCACTTCTTATAAACCACAAGGAAATTTCATTTATGACAATGATTTGTTGAGTACTTTAGAAGAAAAAATAACATGAACTGTTGACAAAAATATTTATATTATTTAAAATATATTTATATATATTATATACTATACTAAAAATACATGATAAATAAATCAAAAAAACATAAGGGTTCTCACACACACAATAAAACCAAGAAAAATTATAATATTAATAAAATTCGAGATGTATTTGATTCCTTTGAAGATAGTTATGAAAAAAAAGTAAACGAAAGTATTAAGAAAAAAAACAGAAAATATGCTTCCAATGTAGAAAAATTATTAAACCAAAGTAGAGTTGCGATTTACAAAAAACAAGACAGCGGTGATTTATGGCAAAAAAAATTAGTTCAACTATTTAATATTCCATTTACTCCATCTAGTATAAAACCCAATGACGATTTTTACACCTATATTAATTACAGATGGTTACAAAATACTGAAAAAGAATTTGATAGCAAGGGAAAACCACAGAACAAAAAATATTTTTCACAAATTGACGAATTTAGATTAGTACAAGACAAGACCTATCGCGATGTATTGAGATTGGTAGATGAATATATTAAGAAAACCGGATCAACTACAACAAAAGATGAAAAAATGAATCATGTGAAAAAGTCATTTGAAAATTTAAACAATTTTTCGCATACAAAGAAGCATATTGCGGAATTTACCAAGATGTATCAGGGTTGTCTTGAAAAAAATAATTTATGGGATTTTTTAGCAGAAATTAATAAAAATGAAATTATTTCATGGGGATGCCCAATACAATGGCAAGTAACACCTGATCAAAAAAACGCCAAAAAATATCGTAGTTTTATTAGTAGTCCAGAATTATCCATATTTGATATTAATATATATTTTGATGAATCTCCCGGAGCCAGCAAGGAAGATAAAGAATACCGGAAACTATTAAAGAACAAATATTTAAAATATATTCACGATATTTTTGACGCTTGTTTAGAAAAAAATCATGGTCTAAAAGCCCAAGATGTATTTGATAAAGAAGTGGAAATTGTAAATGCGATGGGTTGCTTATCAATTAAAAACGATTCGCCCAAGTTTTACAATATTGTTCAAAAAAATGAAGCACTGAAAAAATACGGTTTTGACTGGGAGAACTTTACCAAATGTTTAGGATATACACATACTCCTGATTTTTTTATATGTGGTAGTCTCAACTATTTGAAATGTATTTGTGACAATCTTACCGCTAATTGGACCGATAATAAATGGAAAAGTTACTGGTATTACATCTTTTTACGACAACTCATTCGTTTTGATAGAAATTTAAATGAAATACATTATGAATTTAAGGGTAAATTTATGACTGGATTACCCGCAAATTTTCCGTATGATTTGTATCCTGTTTTTGGATTATCCATCACATTCAACTCAACATTGACCAAACTATATTTGGACTCATTCAAAAATGAAGAAGTGATTCAATATGTCAAAAATATGTTTTATGATTTAGTAAAAGTATTTAAAAGAATTATTACACGCAACAACTGGATGGACCCAAAAACCAAAAAGAATGCCTTGATTAAATTAAATCACATCAGATTAGATATTGGCAGACCAAAAGTATTAAGGGAAGATCCTTTATTAGATTATGTTCCAAGTGATCCATGGGTCAATATGATGTTGATTGTTGGATGGAGACACCGCAAATTTTTAAAATTAGACGGAGGAAAAGTGATTGATATACCAATGGTTGACTGGGCGGCGACACCATTTAAATTAACCGGTTATCAAACTTATATTGTGAATGCGTTTTATACACCCACAATGAATTCAATTTATATTCCTTATGCGTATTTACAAAAACCATTTATAGATTTAGAAGAAAGGGGTATTGAATATAATTTGGTCCATATTGGTTATACTTTAGGACACGAAATGTCGCATTGTTTAGACAGTACAGGAAGTAAATATGATTACCAGGGTAATTTATATGATTGGTGGACCAAGAATGATAAAATACAATACAAACATATTTTAGACAATATTATCAAACAATACGAGGCGTTTGCGTTAAAAGATGGAATTAAATTTGACGCGGCGCCCAGTATTGGGGAAGATGTTGCGGATATTTCTGGTTTAGCAATATGTGAAGAATATTTAAAAGATTTTCAAGACAACAATGATTATATTGTCCCAATCAGAGCTTTATCTTTTGAAATGTTTTATGTTTATTTTGCGGTAAATCAAAGACAGCATATTTACAAGAGTGCCTTGCGTGCTCAATTATTGACTAACCCGCATCCTTTAGACAAATATCGTACAAATGTTCCATTATCTCGTTTAGAAATATTTAGGAATATTTACAATGTAAAAAAAGGGGATGGAATGTATTGGCCAGATATGAGAACAGTATTTTAATCTTTTTTACTTTATTATTATTTTTATTCTATTTTTATTTAGGAAATTTATTCAAAATTTTGGTTTCTCTCATTCATTGTAAAATAAAACAATAAAAATAAAACAATAAAAATAAAATCAAAATATTAAGAAATATAGAAAATACATCTATTTTCATTATTTTCATTATATTATTTAAAAACCATAAAAATATTATTTGTAAATATTAATATTATTTTTAGTAAAAACCAAATTCATATTTCAAAAAATTTTTTTGTCATGTATATATATAAAATGGCAAGTCGTCGTTCAAGAAGAGTAAGTCGTCGTTCAAGAAAGGGTAGTAAGAAAGCATTCAGAGCCGCAGCTAAGCGCGCAGTTAAATTACAAAAGTCCGCAAAGAAGGCGGCAAGTGTTGCTCAAGCAAAGTCTAAATCTGCTTCCGCTGCTCAATCTGCTGCTCAATCATTAGCACAAAAAGCGGCCCAAGCCCAAGCACATGCTCAATCTGCCGCTCAATCCGCCACCGCGGCCCAAGCACATGCTCAATCAAGTGCCCAATCCGCCGCATACGCATAAATATAAAATCAAAATATTACGCTAATCTTTAGTGTTTCAATGATTTTATAAATTTGTTATGTTATATTCATTAATGAATATAATATATAATATATTCTTTTCATTTGTCTAATTATTATTTATTACTGCGAATAAGTGATAAGATTGTCGCCTATTTCTTCCAAACTATTAATTTGATTTTGAGTCGTTTCAAAAATTTTGGTTTCCACAATTGCCTCATATATTTGTATTCCTTCTACAAAATCCTTTTCGCATTTAAGATATAAATCATGAATACAATTTCGCGTTTCATTTGATATAATTTGTAATGAATTTTCATTTAGTTCTGGATTAATTGTAACACGTTTATCATCACCATCTCCTATATAAACAAAAATTCTATTTAAAATTTCGACTAATTCGTCATGTTTTTCATTTACTGAATGTACCATACTCTTGAGATTTTTAGCGTATGCTTGAAAAAGTTGGTCATCTTGACTAATTTCATATGACGTATATGCTGATGTATTTGTCAGACAGTATTTCTTTTTACTATAGTCTCGCAAAGGTATGTCGCTGAATTTTTTTATATTTTCAGGAACTGTTAGATTACCGGTATATTCCGTGTAAAATTTATTTAAATCTTTTTGAAATTGTGTAGATGTTTTTGGTGTCATACCTGTGAATTTTCCTGTTTTAAAATCGTAGTCAGTGTCATTATATAAATCGGCTAATTCGGGAATTCCTGGTTCATCTGCCAAAGTTTTATTTTGATTAAAAAAACATAATTTTTCGGGGTTAGGATTCACAAGAGGTGTTTCATTTGGTAACATTATATTCAAAAAAAGATCGTTTTTTAAAATATCAATACGCTCCCCACATATATTTGTTTTGAAAATTTCTACATGTCCTGTTTTAGGAATATTATGTTTTTCACTTAATTTATATTTAGTCATTTTACCTGAATTATTTGTATGAATATATTCGGGGTTGATTGTTGTTACAATTGCCGCAAATATTTGTGCTATTTTTACGTAAAACTTTGAGATTTGTTGGCATTTTTCCATTTTGTCGTCTTGTTCGGAAAGCTTAATTACATTGTTGATGTCATTTTTATTTATAAAAACCATCTTTTCTTGTGCGACCCCGTTTTCTGCGACGACCCCGTTTTCTGCGACGATTCCGTTTTCTGCGACGACCCCGTTTTCTACCCGATCAACCATTTTATTTACTTGTAAATCCTTGAAATATTTATTTATGATTTCAGAAGTCAATATGATTAAGTCGTCGCAATATTTTTCTTTGTAAAGATTTCTTAAACTTTGAAAATTCATAGTTAAAATATAATGTGTAGCAATATAGTCAATTTCGTCTTCTAATGAAACTTTTGTTCTTGTTCCCCCGTTTAAATTAGAAGTTTGATTACCCATATATGATAAATATAAAAAAATTATAAATTAAAATTGAATTAAAATTATCTTTTCTTATCAAAATAAAAATATGAGTAAAGACAAAAGTATTAAAAAAAGAGACAACCTTGCCAGTGTGAACAAAAAAGAATTATGGAATGTATTTGACTGCGAAATAAACAAAAACAACACGCCGCTTGAATGTATGTTTCGCGAATGCGGGAATCGTGAAAGTTGTGATCGTTGTGAATCCATGTTAGCATTTTCAGAAGAAGGATTCTTAACTTGTACCAATAACCGATGTGGTATTATTTACAAGGATATTGTCGATCATTCGGCAGAATGGAGATATTATGGTGCGGATGATAATCAAAACTCTGACCCAACTAGATGTGGTATGCCAATTAATCCGCTATTACAAGAGTCTTCCTTTGGTTGTAAAGTCTTATGTTACGGTTCCACCAGTTATGAAATGCGAAAAATCCGGAGATACACAGAGTGGCAATCTATGCCATACAAGGAAAAATCACAATATGAAGAATTCCAGCGTATTACCATCATGGCGCAAAATGGAGGTATTCCCAAATTAATTATTGATGATGCGATTCGCTATCACAAAAAAATATCAGAATACGAATTGACATTTCGTGGTGACAATCGTGACGGAATATTGGCCGCATCTATTTATATTTCATGTCGTATCAATAATTATCCACGCACAGCAAAAGAAATCGCGACTATCTTTAATTTAGATGTTACTAGTGCTACCAAGGGCTGTAAAAACGCTCAATTAATTATTAATAACCTTGAAAAAGACATGATACATTCTGACAAGACATTGTTTTGTAAGACAAAACCAGAAGCATTTATTGAGCGATATTGTAGCAAATTAAGTATTAACAATGAATTGACAAAGTTGTGTCAATTTATTTCTATGAAGATTGAAAAAAAAGGACTCATGCCGGAAAATACCCCACATTCCATTGCCGCAGGAGTGGTTTATTTTATAGCACAATTATGTAATTTAAATATCAGTAAAAAGGATATTAAAAATACAAGCGAAATCAGTGAAGTCACGATCAATAAATGTTTCAAAAAAATAGAAAAAATGAAAGAGGAGCTAGTTCCGGCAGTAATACTTAAAAAATACGGGTGTATTTGATCAAATAAAATAGTTACATTATTAGTTAAAAAATATTTAAAAATTTATTTTTTAATTATAATATTAGACTACATGGAATTTGTTGAAAAAAAACCATTAGACAATATTTGTATTCTTTTGACGTCAACAATATATGTAAATCCTAAAAAAAACCATTTATGTAATACAGATCCATCAAATAGAATAGAAACATATTTAAAATCTGTGAAACAATGGTTAGAAAATACAAATTTTAAAATTGTTTTAGTTGAAAATTCTGGTTATAAATATCCAGAATTAAAAAAATATACCGAAACATATAAACACCGGTTTGAAATAATTTTATTTAAAGAAGATGAATTAAAAGATGAAGTATTTGATGAAATCGGCGCACAGGCATTGCGATTACCCGATGATTATTTATATACAAGCAAAGGAACAAGTGAAATGTTTGCTATTTATTATGCTTATCAACAATCATTTTTGGCAAAGTCGTGTGATTTTTTTATAAAAATTACTTGTCGATATTTTGTTTCGCAGCTTGAAGAATTTTTAAGAGACAAAAATATGGATGATTATGAAGCATTAAGACAAAATGACGGGGTTGATAAGCCGGAATTATTTAATGACCAAAAAGATAAATGTAAATGTGAAATAGTGGGTGCACATAGAAATAAATTTGATGAAGTTTTTAGACCTGACCATTTTAGATGTAGTGATGGTATGTGGTATCATCATGCTGAAAGTATTTATAGAGATCGTCTTTTTACACGTTTATCATCCTTAGAAAAAATATTAGTTTGCGATACATTCAAAATAGAACCAACATTACAAGGAGGGACTTTTGAATTGATGCGAACTTTATAATTTTAGGAAGTGTAATGCGTTTTTAGTTTTTTTTTATTATACGCAACTTTAATATTTGATTGTTGTATATGTCTTTATCAAATATTATTATACCAAAAAGAATTTTTATTGTTCCCTATAGAAATCGCCGCGAACAAAAGTTTTTTTTCAGTAATCAAATGACATTTATATTGGGTAATGATGTGGATAGTGATTATGAAATATATTTTGTTCATCAATGTGATAATCGTAATTTCAATCGCGGTGCCACAAAAAATATTGGATTTTTAGCAATGAAGGAAAAGTATCCAAATGATTACAAGAATATTAATTTTATATTCAATGACGTTGACACATTACCGTTTCATAAATTGTTTGATTATGAAACAACACGTGGAGTTATTAAACATTATTACGGATTTACGACCGCTTTAGGTGGAATTGTTGTTATTCGCGGCGCCGATTTTGAAAGGATCAATGGTTACCCAAATTATTGGGGGTGGGGTATGGAAGATGCTTGTCTTGAAAAAAGAGCGTCTTTTATGAAAATACAAATTGACCGTTCACAATTTTATACAATCGGCAGTCCCGAAATTCTCCAATTGTTTGACGGGGTATCTCGTATGGTTTCGCGCAAAGATCCTTTTCGTATGAAAAATGATACCGGTGTTGACGGTATTCGGTCCATCAAAAATTTTGCGTATACAATTGATGATAAATCGTTGAATCCCAATGACAATATCTATGTAGTTGAAAATACTCGTATACAAGTAGTAAATGTAACTCATTTTACAACACTTGTAGACGCAAATGCTGATGTATACCATGATTACGATTTGAGAGAACCCGTGAGAAATATCATGTATCCAGCGGCAAATGTCAAAAAATCGGAAAAAAGTGTAGTTGGAACAGAAGATTGGAAAAATATTCCATATTATCCAACTGTTTTAGAAAAAAAAGAAAATGAAATGAAGAACATAGAGAGAAAATATATACATACCCCTTCTCCACAAGGACAACTACAAAAACCAATCTCGGCAAAATATTATTTTTCCAAAGAATACGCCAGGAATCATTATCCTGCTCCACGATCGATCGCAAGTGCCAATGTTCCTTTTGTTACCAGGAGCACGAGTTCAATTGGCGCAGCTAGAAGAAGATAAAAATGTAAAGATTAAAAATTGGTAGTTAAATTCGGTAAAACGGCTTTCTCTCTTTCTCTCTTTATAGTATATGTTAAAAAGTAAAAAGAAGGATGAAATATGTCATCAAATTAAAAATATTTCGTATAACAAGGTTCTTACTGAATGGAACAACATCCAGGATCTCTTGGGTTCGCAAAAAGAATTAAATGGTCGTAGCAAACTCGGATGCGATTTTCTAGATTACTATTTTTTTGCGCATCGTCTAGAAACCATAGGTAATAAGGGGATAAACTTTTACGATTTTTTAGAAAACATTGAATATTACAAGACCAAGAAATATATTCAAACTTTGCTCACTTTTTGTGAAGAGAAAAACCGTTATGTTGGCAAAGAAATCAAAAAATACTATTACATTTATGGTCTTTGTTTTGGCAGATGTAACGCGTTTAAAATAACAAATGCCCTGGAGATGTACCAAAAATACAAACCTGCGCATATTTTAGATCCCTTTTGTGGATTTGGGGGAAGACTGGTTGCGGCAATGTTGCTTGGGGTGAATTATACCGGTATTGATTTGAATGTGGACCTAAAGACGGGTTATGATAAATTATTGACAGATTTTCAAAGTAAAACGACATCCGATGTTTCTCTCATCTATCAAGATTCAAAAGAGGTTGATTACACAAAATTTACATATGATATGGTTTTTACATCACCTCCTTATGAGAATATTGAGATTTACAAAAACGGAGAGAAAAAAACCAACGAACAATGGTCAGACTTTTACAAGAAAGTATTCCAAAATACGTGGGTGAGTCTCTCGCCAGGAGGCATTTATGCGATCAATATTAATGCCGCTATTTATGAAAAATCTCTTGTGCCGCTCTTGGGCGCATGCCACGAAAAAAGAGAACTTAAGAAATCCACCCGGAATACCAAATACAAGGAATATATTTATATATGGGAAAAACCAGCTTAAATACTTTTTTGGAATTATATGTATTCGTCGCGCTCCCAAAATGTCAAGTGTGATTTCTTGTATTCCCGATATTCAACATTCATTGTATATTAATTTAGAAAAACGCGCTGACCGGAGAGTACACGTGGAAAATGAGCTTAAAAAAATTGGAATTCAGGCTATACGGTTTAATGCGATTCGGCTGGAAAATGGCGCACTTGGATGTAGTATGAGTCATTTGAAATGTATTCAAATTGCGAAAGAAAACAACTGGTCACATGTATTAATTTGTGAAGATGATATTCAATTCTTGGACCCGGAATTATTTAAAACGCAACTGAACACTTTTTTGAAAAACCACACTGACGATTGGGATGTTGTTTTATTGGCAGGAAACAATATGCCACCTTTTCAAGAAGTTGATGATACTTGTATAAAAGTATCACAATGTCAAACTACCACTGGATATATTGTGAAACAACATTATTACGATACTTTGATTGATAATTTCAAATTAGGAATTAAATTTTTACTACGAGAACCGCAAAAACACCTTATCTATGCGATTGATAAAAACTGGTTTCATCTACAACAAAACGATAATTGGTTTTTAATTATTCCCTTGACGGTTGTTCAAAAAACAGATTATAGTAATATTGAAAAACGAATCGTTAATTACAAACAAATTATGACTGACTTAGATAAACATTTTTTGATTCGGCAAATTCAGGATCACCGTAAATAATGTAAATGATATGTAAATGATATAATATGTTTTATTATATTATTTTAACCATTTTACCTTTTGAAAATGAGGGTCAAAGAGAGAAAACGTGGGTTATCCCAAGTCCTTCCTCAAACATTAAATTTTATAAATAATTATTTTATAGTATAATAATATGATAAAGGCGTTTTCTTCTGTATTTTCATGTGTAAAACCAGACGTTGTTGAATGTACAAACTTACCCCCGTTAGATTTAACAGTATCAAAAAATTGGTATGATAGGTCTATAACTAAATTTAGAACTGAACTAGATTCAGATAAAAATATATATAAAGGTCCAACAACTGAATCTAATTGGTTAATTCCGGGTAGATTATTAGTAGGAGCATATCCATCTGAAGATGAAAATTTAGAAAATATAATGAAAAGTGGAATAAATACTTTTGTATCTTTAAATAGTGAGTATGGTTATTCTAGTGATAAAATGGCTTACGCAGATCTCCCAAATGTTGATGATGGAACAGGAAAAATAATAATAAATCCTAAATTATTTAATAAAAAAGGTTTAGTAACTTTAACTAACAAAAAATTTGATAAAGAAAAAAATTTTTTACATCTTCCGATAAAAGATATGAAAACTGCGAATGATGATGATGATGTAATTAAATTATGTCTAGAATTAAAAAAAAGAATTTGTCAAGGTGAAAATATATATATACATTGTTGGGGTGGACATGGTAGAACAGGTATAATATCTACTATCTTACTATGTTTATTATATAAAATTACTCCTGAAGAGGCGTTTGAATACGTACAATATTCACACGATCAACGAATGTTGGGTTATAATCATGATAATAATTATACAAAATTAATAACCGATGAAACATTAAAAAATAAATTTGCTCCTGGTCAAGTTCCTTCGCCCCAAACATCAGAACAACGCAAACAAGTTATTAGAATAGTTAATAAATTAAATTCATGTTCTCGTGGAGGAAGAACAAAACAAAATAAGTTAAAATCTAGAACAAAAAAAAATAAAAGTAAAAAAATAAAGAGGAAAAGTAGAAAGACAAAAAACAAAAAAATAATAAAAAAATTATTGGGGGGGGGTCTTATGGAAGATAATGTATTTGAACAATTGTTAACTGTAAAACATAAATTAGAAGATAAACGTATTTTAGATATTGGCACGAGGGATGGATTAAATTGTTATTCTTTGTTGTATTTTGGAAAAAAAGAAGTAATTGGTATTGATATTGATGATTCTCAATTTTTCAAATTAGAAGAATATTTAGATAAGATGTATCCAAATAAAGAAAAAAATGAGTATTCTAAAAAAAAATTTGAATATTATAAAAATAATATTAAATTAATAAAAGTAAATTTATTGGATTTTGTTGATGATAATAAATTTGATATTATAACTTGTTTTTTATGGAATATGCCATTTGATAATTATGATGAAATAATGTTAAAAATAAAATCACTATTAAATACAAATGGAATTCTTTATATAGGAATACATGATTATGTTTATAAAGATATAAACAGTCAATTATCTGTTATAAATTTATTAGAAAAATATTTTAATAAAGTAAGAATTATAAATAATAAAGACAGATTTCAATGGATAATTGAAGCAACAGAACCTAAATAATTATTTTACATGTTTTTATTTTTTATATAAATGAAAAAACAAAAACAAAAATTCTAAATATTGAAAATTTAAAATTCAAAAATTTACACACATGCCACCTTTATCCACTCCTCCAAAAATAAATCGCATGTATCATGTGGTGCTTTGGGTCCAAACCATGTTTCAGGGTAACACACGATTTTTGATGGGTTTGAATTCAAATACGCTCCCCACCAACTAAAGGTACTATTCGCAATGATATTATGACCGCAACTACTCATCATTAACAATTGTTCCCAGTCTGGGATTTGATCGTTTACCTTTATAAATGCGCAATTTGTAAACTTGTCACTTAATAATGCTATTATTTTATTTACATCCTCATTGTCTTGTTCTTCACAAAAATACAATATTTTAATCACTTTTGTAGGTTTTATTTTATTCAACAATAATTGGATACTATTTTTATAATATTCAGCTGACATAATGGGGTGAATATCTTGTAAATTCTTGAAATCGCCGAGCCTGAAATGAATACTGATAAAATCCTTGTAATTATAATTATATTTTTGGGTAACCTTCTTTTTCAAATCATCCATGCGCAATAAATGGTAAATTTTTTCATAATGTTCTTCAAAATATTTGGGGCTTTGAAAATAACCATCCAAAATAATACTTTGAGCCATAGTCGTTTTATCTGGTAGTTTTTCATAAGTAAATAATTTTTCTCTCACAATATCCATCATCATAAATTTATTGTTCAAAAAACTTTTAATCGCTATAAAAAAAGTATTCCAATAGGTATACCTTTTTGTTACACCATTCAATGAATCAACATTTTTGAAAAAAAAGATATCCTTATTTGACAACGCATACGCAATGGTCGTAAATATTTCAAACAACTGATTCCCTAAACCTCCCTTTAAATTACAAGTAATCATATGGATTCGTGTATATTATATATAATATAT